CTCCGCAGTAATAACACTCTGATGTCATGCGTTAGGGTCCTCTTCTCCGATAACGAAATGTGACCCGTTGTGATAACCAGGTATCGGCTTCGGTGTTGGTGCAAGCTTACGCAGCGTAGTCTGCTGTGGCGGTCCTGGCTTGATCTGTGGCCGTGCCTGTTGCTGTTGTGCAGCTCCATTTCCATCGTCATCCTCATCTGATGCAAGCGACAAGAGAGCGCTGAGACTGTAGCGTCGACCATACGAGAGCGCTGATCCGAATCCATGCGATGTCTGTTGCATCACAGGGACCTGCACGACACCAGCGATCCACTCACCGCTGGCATGTATCACACGGCTCTCGACCATGATGCTGGTCGAATGCTCACCGTCGATGGTGTCCAGCACCGACTGCACAACGAACAGACCATGTTTCGCCATCACTGGTCGAACGACCTCCATGATGGCATCGAGCGAAGTGTACTTCGAGCGAAACGCTGGATTCGTGCTGTCCTTCACGATTGGCCTGATCTCAGCCTGGGCCTTGACCAGCGCTGGCGCGATAGCGCCGATTGTTTCCGACATTGTCATTTCGTTAACCCCTTGATTCTTAATCCTGCCCTGTTCAAAGCGTCTCCAAACATCTGAGACCATGTGATGTTGCGATGCTCGATGATGTCACCAGCGTACGTGTACAGGCGCCAGCGGCGCAGCTCCTCGAGCACGGGTCGCAGTGCAATCACAATAGCTCCCCATTCGTGATGCTGGTCAAGATGCGCCAGGCGCAGCTGGTCATGGATGACAGCGAGACTGTCATACATCGATGCGCGAATCTGACGTGCCCATTCGACCTGTCGCTGTGATCCAGTCATCACGATGGTGCGTGGCCGAAGCAGAATCTGCATCTGCGTCCAGTGATCGTCAGCTGCTTTTTGTGTGCTGCACATCATGCAGACTCCGAGCGTCGACGCCATGAGGCGCATCTTCGCCTTCATGTCGTTGGTCGTGTATCCAAACGTGTGAGTCTCAGTGTGTCCACACTTCCACTTCATTTCTATTCGTTCGTCCATCCTGTCCCCCTTAGTTGATTGTTTTGTAGATGTAGTCCCAGTCGATCATGTTGCTGTCAATCCATTTCCACATATGTTGATATGCGTCAGATTGTTCGCTCAACATGCACAAACACTCCATGCAGATAACTTCAATAAGTCCTGGTGACAGTTCTTCGTACGTGCGAATTACGTCATTGCATATTTCTGCCATTGTTATGGTTTCAGTGTTTGCCTTCATTGTCCTGTTCCTTCGTGTGGTGTCCGCCACATCAACATCCTAGCATAGGTTGACATAATGTGTCAACTGTGTGTATAACGATGACATGTATGGATTCACACAGGTCGAGATCGCTGAGCGACTCGGCATCAATAAGAGTGCAGTGTGCCGGATGCTCTCAGGAGCTTACGCGGTACGCATCTCAACCATCAAGCGCATCGCTGACGTGGTTGGTCGCACAGAGATCGAAGTCGCACACTGGCTGCACTGCAAACGCGCAGGACAGCAGCTCCCGCAATAGACAGAATAGGACTAGGACAATGGACATCAAACTTTCGTGCATCGTATGCAACAGACAAAATGTCGTGCCTTATGGCCGTGGACATCGCATCTGTGGAATCTGCTCACAGCGTGAGCTCAAGCGCGAGCGACGACTCCGGACACAGCGGCGCATTCAGATGGTCGGGACATTCGTCCTGGTCGTTGGTGCTGTCTGGTTCTCGTGTCTGGTCGCATCCGACTGGAACACTCCGAACAGTCCGGATCACCGTGCACACCAGGCGATGCAGTCTCGTGACTGAGGCCATCACAACCTGGTCGCAGTACAGAGGCAGTAGACGCACCAGCACCACTGGACTCCTGACGCCACAGGAGGAGTTCTTCTTGGGTCGAATGGTCCAGGCTGGCACTGACAAAGACAAAGACAAAGCGACTGCTGAGTTCGTCAATCACAACGTCAGGATGGTTAGCGCAATCGCCAAAAAGTTCAGGGGCCGTGGATGCGAACACGAGGACATGCTAACGGATGGCATGCTCGGACTACACCACGCGGTCCAGCGCTATGACCCGTCACTCGGTCACCGCTTCAGCACCTACGCGACCAACTGGGTCCGCCAGGCTATCGGTCGCGGCATCGAGAGCCGTGGTCGTGACATCAGATTACCGTCACACGCCATCGCTAAACTGTCTCACATTAGAGTCTCGCGCCAGGAGTACATCCTGAAGCACGGTGAGACTCCAACACCGGCGGAACTTCTCGCGTACGTCCGTGAGGTCGTGCACACTTACCCGCGATACCTGCACAAGCAAATCGAATCACTCGATGTGAAGTCGCTCACGGAAATCCTCCAGCACGATGTGAAGCTGGTCTCGAGCATCGATGAACCGAACGCATACGGTCAAAGTCGCTACGACTTCATGGCATCGAATGAACCGCCAGTCGGTGATCACCTGGACAAAGAGATTCTCTACGCGCAGCTGCGCACGGTCATGGAGGTCCTCACAGATCGAGAGATCGCATGTCTTCGCCTTCGCTTTGGATTCGACGGTCTGTCGGACGGCAGGTCACTCGAGGACGTTGGAATCCTGATCGGCTACAGTCGCGAGCGCATCAGACAGATTCAGGTGCGCGCAATCGACAAACTACGGGTGGCCGCTGGGGCTGATGTCCTGGCGGAGATTTTTGAGAGGATGGAACTATGACAGAGTCAGAACAGCAGATCGCGTTTTTCAACTGGTGCCGCGTGATGAGTGGTAACGATGCGCGCCTGGGAACAATCTTCGCTGTGCCGAATGGCGGCTATCGAAGCAAGGCCACAGGTGGCCGCATGAAGTCCGAAGGACTCAAGGCTGGCGTCTGGGACATCTTCATCCCGATCCAGATGGGGCAACACTGCGGGATGTGGATTGAAATGAAGGCGGGCAAGAACAAGCTGACATCAGGACAGATCGCATTTCGCGAGTCTGTTGGTGATGCTTATCTTTGGTTTGTCGCCTATTCCTGGGACGAAGCAGTCGAAGCGACATGCAAGTACTTAGGCATCGCGAGTGGCATCAACTAACAGCTGCGCGTTGATCTCATCGGCGAGCTCGATGCTGTGCATCTCACAGATGAGGTACCAGACCGCTTTCAGTAGATCGTCGTTCTTCTCTTCGTTGGGTTTAGAACCTGCGCGGAGTAGGTACTTCAAGGCATTCCCTCGTTTGAAGTCGAGACCATAGGCGTCGATTATCTCGATGGGCTGCATCGGTTGTTTGCGGTAATGTGTCGGAACCTGCTTGGACATGCAGGATTGTAAGGGGAAATAATGAATCGTGTATCACAGGCCGTGACATTTCTGTCATGGCTTTTCGAGCCGTACTCTGACGGCTTCGTCGAGATTCGAACGATGAATCAGGGGAAAGTGCAGATGCGCTTCTACGAGCTTCCACGAACGGTCGAAGACTGGACCGGCATCGGCGAAGCATGCGTTCAATGGAGCGACGAAGGAAATGATGTATACGTCGGCGTTTTGCCACGCTGGCGTAAAGGAGGAAGGGACACCGATGTTCATTCTGCTGCTGTGGTGTGGTGCGATATTGATGATCTTGCTGGTCTGGATGAGACTGCAACGCTTGCTAAGGTTACAGTCGCGGTACGCTCGGGGAAGGGTCTCCACTGCTACCGGCGACTCAAGATGGCTGGCATTGGGACTAAGCCAACAGAACAGCGAGAGTTTATACAGCTGCTCGAGAGATGGATGCTCACACTCTCGAGTGCCGCTGACGTCAAGTGCAAGAACCCGTCAAGAATCCTACGAGTTCCTGGAACTCTAAACTGGAAGAATCGCGAACTACCTCGATTGGTGGAACTCGCGAAGTACCCGCCAGAAGCCTCCAGAATCGTCGAGGAGACACAGACCACGCATCCATGGGGCGATGAGTGGTCACGCCTATTGATCGCCGCCAAAGCGGGGGACCTCCCAAAGCGCGAGCGGGGCAATTGGAATCTGGGCAAGTACAAGCACGGCGACTATTTGCTGTACTGTTTCAATCACACCATCATCGGCATCGAGCAGATGCGAGGTATGGGCATGATTGCACATGCGGAAGAGTGCCGTAAACTCGTAACCACTGCGCTGGACACGCAGTCATTCTCGGACTAGGACTAAAATGGACGAACTTTCATTAGACGATCTCCGCGCCATGGTGGCCGGAGACATGGCCACGCATGCCCGTATCATCGCTCATGGTGAGCACCACTGGGACAAACTGTGGCAACCTCACCCGGCATCGGGTGGCGCATTCGGTGGCCGTAATAACGCATTGGTCACACTGCTCGGATTCCTCCGCGCAAAGCGCTACACCATCGACGTCGCGCAGCTTCAAGCCGTCTGGTGGAGTGACACATATTGTGATCCGCCACTGGACCGCGAAGTCATCCTCGAGACAGTCGGTCGATTCTGGTCACAAT